TTCTGACCATTTCAAGAGTGTATCTACCATTAGACAGATGCTCCTGTTCCCACTTCAACTCCAAGGACCTTTTTTGTTTGTATAGGTCTTGTATCATCGATAACCTCCTCATAGGTTATTCTGTTGACCTTGTTATCATAAGATATTCCAAGGTTTTCCCAATTTATACTTTTTTCTCCCAACTTGTCAAGGATTGATTTTTCAAGAGAATCGGCATTATCTTCAGACAAAACCTCAAATTTTGCGTGATGATTATAAGCCCATATATTTATTAGGAATTTTTTCATAATTCTACTTTCTTAGTACAATGTGGCGGAACGATGTTCCGCCACAAAATTATTTAGATTACGCTCCTGGTGATCCAAAGATACCTCTAGGGTCTGAGAATCCAAAAGAATATCTCTCTCTAGCTTTGTATCTAACGTTACCAGTTTCGAAGTCACCTTCCATTGCAGTTTTAACCGGTGCTCTAACGAACATTTTTAATCCGTTAGGAACATCAGTTTTAATGAAAAACGCATCAGTATCAGTTAAGTAGTGGTTCACAGTATAACCCTGTGGAATCATACCCATGTTACCAACTGCGTTGATGTCATTATCTGCAGTTCCAGTTCTGCCTGTAGACTTCATAAGTCTTTCAGCAGTAAATTGTAGAGCAGAAGGAATAATTAACTTAGTCCCTTGCGCCGCAATTTTTAGACCTCTTTCGTCAGTCATTGCTGCGATGTCGATAAGAGCTTGCTCTAACGAAGTTTCGTTTAAGTCAGCTGCTGTAGACAACTCATTTTTGAACGTTCCAGCGATGATTGGGTGGTCAGTAGCACAAAGCTCCTTACCATCACCACCTGTAAAGCTTGAATCAAACGCATTGTTTAATACGTTTGCAGCTTTAACTTGCTTAGCATTTGCCATAGATCTAGCTAATGCTTTTGTATATCTAGACGCAAGTCTGTCATACAAGTTATCTTCAATCGCTTCTTCAGTGATTGAAAACGCTAAAGCAAGCGTTTCGTGAGTGTATCTAGCAGTGAAAGATTCCTGCGCTGTATCGTAGTTTACGCCTTGACCTTCAGGTTTAACCTGTGCGTTAGCGAAACCAGATAACATCACTTCTTCTTCAAAAGCTCTGTCAGAATTTTCAATATCGAAAATTTCTGTGTGCTCATCTGCATAGTTTTTATATTCCAGGCCGAATAGTGCATTCAATCCTGGCTCTAGTTCTTTAACTAGTTGTGATCGTGATATTGCCATAATTTATATACTCCTATTATAATTATACGCCTGTTGTTAATTTAAATACATGTTCACCAGTATTGAATACAACATATGCATTCGCATTTGCTGAACTTGTATCACTATTGTCAGGATCTGTTGATATACCAATTTGTTTGAAACCACCAGATGTTCCAGAAGTCGACGTGTCAATTTCTGAAGATGATTGTCCAGTAGTAGTGCTTCCGCCTACTCCGACAAAATCAAATCCAGAATTGTTCATAGCCGCTGTTCCAGTGCCATCATGTTGTGCTTCATAAATGATATAAGGATCCGCATGCACTGAAGCCTTCAAATCAGAAGCATTTGTACTTGCTTTGTAGAAAGGCTTAAATGTTGGTTTGCTTGTGTCTGGGTCAGTATAGAATACACCAGCGAACACACCTAATTGTTGAGTGTCTCCAGCTGCTGCCGCTTCAATACCGCCACCCGCTACTGCTTCAACTACTTGACCAGTGTAAATTGCTGATCCGTAGTTTGCTGCTATAGCGTATTCTTCCGTTCTGATTAATCCACCTGTAAGATGTCTTGTAGGTTTGAAACCGAACGCTGCGTCTTTGTTAGCCATATTTTTATCTCCTTATGTACCTGCCCCGAAGGGCCTCCAGTACCATTTAATTTATCCGTTGGTAAGAATAGTTAAAAAATTAACTTTTCTTTGTACCACCGAAGGTTACACGAGTCTGTCGATCACTATTGATCGGCATACTTGGATGCTGTTCCTTCATTAAATCATTTTCGATCGCGTCGTTTCTATCTTGAGTTTGTTGTCTAAAATACTCTTCGCGCGACTTGACAATTTCTTCCGGTATCCTTGCCAGCAAAAGGCCGCCAACTCCGATCACCCCCTTGTATTTTCCGTCATTGATAGTTGGATAATCAACATCTGAATATTCATCAGCTCTCACTAATTCAAATCCAGATCTTAACTTGGCTGACATATTTGATGAATCATCAAAACCCATCGATTCAGCTCTTATCCACCTATGTTTAAATCCATCCGGTGCAGGTGGTGCATCTAAAGATGATGGTGGAGTCCAAACTTTTTTCTTTTCTTCTACTTTTGTTTGGCTCGCACGGGAGTCTATTTTTTTATCTGTCATATGCTTATCTCTCCTTCGTGATATTCAATTGTTTCGCATAAAGTTCTAGTGGCACACCTAATTTTTTAGCTATTGTTACTTGAGACGGCGTGAGCCTCACTGTTTTATTACCGCGACTGTTATTTACTTTTCGCGTAGCAGAAGCTACAGTTTGAGTAGGTTTAGTCGATTCCCTAGTTTCAGTTTTAGCAAATTTATGCGGAAAGTCAAGCCTCATCCTTTTATCTACCTCTGCGTAATACTCATCAGATTTAGGATCAAAGCCTTCTTCCTCGGTTAGTTTTTTATGTAAATCAAATGCAGAATAGGTCATAGCCGAGTCTGTACCAAACCATGGATTATTCTCAGCCCATTCCTCTGCTTTTGGATCAGGTTTATTTTTAGGAGGAGCTATTGCTTCTTCTAAAGTTCTAGCAGGCATTACTGGTTGATCTTTAGTTGCTTCAGCTTGTGCTTTCATTCCAGCAATTCTTGCCTCTTCAACACCTAATCTAGCTATTTCTTTTTGTGCTTCAACCTCACCAGCTATGTCGTTGTTTTCTCTAGCAGCAACTAATTTTGCTTTTGCAGCTTCTAAACCAGAAATTATTCTGCCAGACATTGCATCTACATAGTTTGGTTCTAATTGATTTACTTTTGTTTTAATTTTAGCGTTTTCGTTTTGCACACCTCTAGCAAATTCAAGAGCAGCTTCTCTTTGTCTTTCAGCTTCTCTCCATTTTTTAGTTAGTTTTGCAATTCTTTTTTTAACGCCCTCGCTATAATCTTCTAATTCTTCTTTTTTCTCTTCTTCTTTTTCTTCTGTTTTTGTTTCTTGTTTTTCTTCAACGACTTGAACATCCAACTGCTCATCAGATTTCTCAGATGTGTTATCGGACTTAGTATTGTTTTCAACATTTGTTTCCTCTTTCTCGTCTAAATTAATCTCAACTTCTGGACCAGACGTATCGATGTCGACCATGGGTTCAGTTTTTTTATTTTCTTCTTCAGGCATAGTTTGCTCCTTCTATGTTTTAATATTGATGAAATATATCTTCAGGGTTTTCGATGGTTGCTAATACTTCATCATCATTTAGCAATCTTACTTCCCCACCATCGATCTGTATTCTTGATCCAGCGTATCTTGCAAAAATAATCCAATCACCTTTTTTACACCAAGGTCCTTCTGGATATCTTTCTTTATCATAACAGTGTGCACCCATTTTTAAGACCATGCCACAATTAGATCCAACTTGTTGTCGTTCTAATGTTTCTTGTCCTAAATAAAGTCCACCTTTAGTTTTCTCTTTCATTTTAAAAGGTAAAACTAAAAGTCTCCATCCAGTTGGTTCTGGTAATTTAGATGATTCTTTTTTTGATAAATCTACTTCTGGTTTTTTCTCAGCTTCTATTTTATCTAATAAAGCTGGTTTAAGTTTTGGGACCTCTTTTGAGGTCGATAACGGTTCCTTTTTCATCTTTTTGCTCCTTATTATCTAGCAGGTTAGAGAGTTCCTGTAACAGTATTTGATACGTGTTAGCTTGTCCCAACATATACTTGTATTTTTCCATGTTGTCAACACCACCACTAATTAAAACATCGCCTACCTTTTGTAAATTTTCTCTCATTAGTTTTTGTAGTTTTGAAATTATTACAAACCCATCTTCCATTATAGCACCGCCTTCTCTGGTTCAAATTCATCTAATACATCCAGTTTTTCTTTTGCAGCAGCTATTCTTTCAATTTGTTTGTTTACCTCATCTATATGTTGAGGATGTTCACCGATACCCACTGAGTTATCTAAATAAATATTTGCAGTTGCGTCTGCTTCTGCAATCTCAGCTTCGTATCTAGCTCTAAGTGCTTCTAGTATCGCTCTTCGCATTTCTTATAGACTCCTTTCCTTTCTTAGCAATTTGAACAACTTTATCTTTACCCATAACTTTGGCTCGTTGTTCCATTACTGTTAGTATCTGTATTTTTCTTGCAAACGGTTTTTTAACACGTTTGACTTTTGCAACAGTTGCTCTTGCATCTGCAGGTGTTGCAAATTTTATCTTAACTGTATCTCTAGGATTCTCATCCGTATACAATCTTCTTCCTGAACCTTTTGGTTTCTTACCCGTTCCTTTTTTTGGATCCGCCATTAATAACTCCTTTTAATACTTTTGCCTGACCTGCGTGTGCTTTAGACGCTTTTTTTAAAGCTTTAACAACTTTTTTAATTTTTTTCTTTTTGTTGTTTAACATTTCCATCTCCTTCTAGCCTGACGTATTCGTGAGTTCGGATCATTACGAGTTTTTGCTGATGCTCTTTTGAGTTGCCCTAGTGAACGTGCGCAGTAAGACTTTCTACGTTTGGCAGCTTTTGATCCTGGCTTCACTTTTCCAGTCACGGCTGTTTTTAACTTAGAACCTGGGTTAAGTCTTCTATAAGCTTTGACTCCAGCTTCTGTCATTCCAGCCCCTTTTTTAGTGGGTCTAAAATTTTTTTTATTTCTTGCAGGCATTGTACCTTTTGAATAAAACTGTCTCATTAGATCATGCCTTTATAATATTTTTCATAAGATGGATTACTTAATCTGACTCCACCATAATCTGTGTTGATTGCTGATCCCATATATCCACCCATGGCAGATTTTTTTCTTTTTGCAAATGTTGCTGCTCTAGATGGTGTAGGGCCTGTATTCGCTTTTGCTTGTTTTCTTCTTACGGCACCCGCACGCTGCCCTTTGGTCATCGCTCTTGCTTTTGCAATGGGCACGCATTTTGGATATTTTTTTCTTTTTTCGCCACCACTTCGTCCACATTTCGGGTATGAACCATCTGGCCGCTTGTTTGCAATATCGACCCAGTTTTCCTTCACCCATGCTCGTAGACCTTTTTTGGCCATTAGACCATCCTTGTCAATTTCTTTTTATCAGACATGATAGCACCACAACCTCTTGCAACACTACCAGAACCATAAAATTTTCTATCGCTCATCATGCCACCACCGGCAGCTTTCTTACGATTTTTCTTTTTGCCACCAGGTGTAACTTTACCTGAACATACAGCTGATGCGTACATGTTCGCGTATGCAGACGGGTAAACTTTAAATTTACGCTTCGCTGCTGCTTTACCTCTTGGACAAAGTTTAGCCATTAAACTTTACCACCTTTTCTTTTCATAGCTCGTCCACCGCCTTTGTAAGCGATACCACCACCCATGAAAGGTGATCTTTTATCTTTTGCCATACCACCTTCTTTCAAGAAGCCCATGTTGTTTCTAACTTCTTTAGGTAGTTTTGGTAAACCTTTATTATCTGCTGGTATTGGTTTTAAATTTTTTCCAGGCATTATTTTTTCCCTCCGTTTTTAAATATTTGTGTTCCCTTTATACCATATATGCTCGCGACCACAAGGATCCACAAATTTGTGAACCATGACGGGAGCTGCTGGAACTGCTCAAAGAATTCTTTTATCTTTGCAGCCGCACCCGGATCATCCGAGAAGACCCCGTACGCAATCACTAATATCGGGAGCGTTAACACGACCAACACGAACTCGTCTTTCCAGTCCGACTGTCTTGCTTCCAATAATTTGCCCTGGTACTCGCTCTCCCCACGGGCCATCTTATCTGCGTGCATCAATTGTGCATCAGCCATTTTCATTTTAGTCTCTTGTTTCTTTTTATAGATGTGCGTTGCCGCGTTTAATCCTAATTTAAGTGCTGAAAACCACATATTAATTTCCCTTTCTTATAATAGATATTGAATCTGGAGTTTTGTCGTCTTTTAAAGCGCTTTGAAGCAAAGTTTTTTCTATAGAAGTCTCTGCACGAAGATTTGCAAGTTGTTCATTCTGTTCTAACTTCTCATCTTGGTTTTGATCGTTCATCATTGCTCTCATTTTATCAAGATCCAATCTTTGTTGACCCTCACGCTCTTTTCTAGCGTTTTCTTGTGCTTGTAAATCTAATTCTCTTGCTCTTAATGCAGCAATTGGGTCATTTCCAAAGTCACCGTTGATTTTTTTCTCTTCATTCATAAAATCTTCAGTCATTTCTGCAATTAAAATTGCTTTTCTTGACTCAATCTTCTGTTGTAGCATCTGAATATCGTTTTGAAGGTTAGGATTTTGCATCATCGCCTGTGGATTTTGCATCATTTGCAACATTTGTTGTAATTTTCCTAGTTCTTCTCTAAATTCTAACTCAATTTGCTCTTGTGCCATCAAAGAAATGTGTTCTAAACAATTTTTATGAAGTGCTGCACCTATCATTGGTGCATTTTTTACCATTGTTGTACCCATAAAATTTAAATGAGCTGTCATATGTGCTCTATGATCCTGTCCTGGAAACGCTTGGAAAGGTTTTCCGGCTAATGCATCGATGTGTTCCAGTGCAGGATCTTTTGGTGTGGGTGGTTGAGGTTTTTTTAAGAGTAAATCTACATCTTTTACACCCAAAGCTTCATACATATTTCTAAATACTTCGTATTGATTATGTAATTGTGGGTTAGCTGCTGCTAATTGCATTTGAGTTTGTGCTAAAGATATTCTTTGTGCTTGAGAAAATATGTTTGGATCTGCAACAGGTAGAATATCTATTCTATCATCAAAGTCAGTTTGTTTAATTTGTCTTTGTCCACCGATAACATCGTAAGGATATACAGGTGGTAGATATAATTTACATACTCTAGCCATTAAAGTAAATTCTTGTTTCATTGAAGCATACAATCTTTTGTGAACTGCAGACATCACACGAGATCCTCTCTCTAACATAGCAACAGTTGTACCCACCGCTGCTTGTTGATTACCATCTCCTATTTGTAAATCTGCAATTGCTGCAAATCTTTGACCTGCTTGCACCACACTTCCTAATAAATTAAATAATGTGGCTGATGGTTCTTTAAATGGTAAAGGCATAAATGCATCTCTGATACTTCCACCAGGTGCATCTACATCTTTGAACTCTCCAGGTTGAATGGGTTGTGCTTCATCTTTAACTCTAATACCACGCATCTTAAATCCTGCTGGCATGTTTGATAAAGTTCCTGCATCTAACAATGATCTTAGTGCCATTGTTGCAGTTCTAGATAATCCACCGATCATGTGAATCAAACCAAAACCATAAAAACCAAGACCTGGTAAAAATTTAAAGTGAACAAAATACTGTATTTTCTTTTTCATTTTATCACCAACTTCGTAGTTTCTTCTAATCGATAAAACTTCTTTTGATGATTCTTCTATTGTTACAATGTATGGTAATTTAATTCCTGTGGGCTCAGATTCAGGACTCATGTCCTCAAAACCCATCAAGTCTAAATCAACATGACACTCTAACAATGTAAATATTTTTTGATCTTTACTTTTTGTTCGACCTTCTAACTCACGTTCTTTTCGATCTGTTTCACTCTCTTGATCTTGACCTGGAGTTAGTTCGATGTCTCTGTAAAAACCTGCAACTTGTTGTTTACGTAAATCGTTCTCTGACATTTTAACCACATGAATAATTGATTCCGCATCTTCTAATGAGGTAGCAGTATACGGAACAATTAAATCATCGGCAGGGACAAACTTTGAAACTGT